CGGATGTCGCAACAAGAGTTGTTATCTCCGTTCCAAACGTCGGGCCCATAACGTCTGGCGAGAAAGCTAACTCCTGGCAATCCCCTCTTAATCACTTTCAGGTCTAAGACCTGGCCGATCATTGCGGCTGCTTTTGCAGCCGACTTCGGGTCAACGTCTGTGTCAAACCCGTCATCTCCTCCGTATATGCCGAGCTGGTCGTAAGCCTCGTCATAATCCAACCCCATCAGCAAATAAGCCAAGAAGGCCGCAAATGCTGTAATCGTGGTATTCTTGGCACTCGTGTCGGCGCCCCCCGATAAGGTGGCCCACAAGGTGTCATAGACGATCCCAAAAGCCGTACGAGCCGACAAGTGGTGATGTCTCCCAAGAAGTTCCAACAGTTCCGCGTGGTACATAATATGAAAAGCGGCTGTGGTCATTTTCTGCCACAGTAGGTTGGTGACATTGCTGTTGTTTCCATCCATTCTCTCAAAGTCCTTCATCGCCCCATTGAACTTAGCCCTCATGGCAACCTCGGCCAAGCGATCCGCTGTTTCCAGCGGCGTCTTGCCGAATGCATACCATTTCTGACGCTTCAAGACGTGTTCAGTGAACGCGTACATGAAACGCGCGAAATCACGCTTGTCAGGTCCGCAGATTGTCGATATGCCTCTCGGATCATTGACTTTCTGGTAAGTCTCTCTCTTCACAAACTGGGCAGTCACACCTGTGGGGTTAGCATGCTCAGCCTGGTTGAGAATGGCTCGTTGCGATGGTCTGTTCTGTCGGGCATAAACCTCTTCGAAGTCCACTGGGTGCAATTTGTTACGCAACTCGGCGGGAATTGTCCTGTCAATGAACGCGTCCATAGCGTCCAGGACAAACTTCGACACCTTGATGTCAGGCTTGGCCAGCTTCTTCACACGATGATCCACCATCCGCTGTTCATTGTTTTTACATATTTCCGGGGCAAACGCACCATCCATGATAGGTCTCATGAACGCTACCATGGCAGGTTTTGCCTCCTCTTCATAATCAGCTGGACGGGGCATGTATTGGAAGTGGCGAACTGAGCTCACTAGGGAAACACGTTCCTTTGTGGGCGCTCCACTGAGGTGAAATTCCAATAAAATTTCAGATCCATGCGACGAAATCTCACGGCCCTCAGGAGTCTTGTCAAGTTTCGACAGTACAGTTTGGCGGGTTAGCTTTCCGGTGATAGTTCTCGCGGCGCTCGCTATGTATGAATCGACACTCGCGGGGATGCTACTAGAGCCATATTCCCCGGCGAGGCCAGTGACCACATCTAGCGTACCAGGTCCGTCCGGGCGGGTTACGTAGAACCGCACGAACTTGCCTGTAACTGGGTTGAACCGTTGCAACTTCCGAGCTTCGACCCTCTTCTTAGTCAGAAACACCATAACTGGGTTATAGGTTCTGAAGAGGGGAACAAGGAAGACTAGCTGATGGTCCGGGCCCATCTGACGGCGCTCAACGGCGTAACAGGCCATTGCATATTCAACTCCCATGAAGTTGAGCGTAATGCGTAGACTATCTCCGTCCCAGTTCCAGATGTGGTGCCTGTAGCGGCCTCCTCCATGCACTCCATATTCGACCTCGCCGCTCTGCAAGAAGCGGTAGTCATAATCGCCATGGTCCTTCGCCGCCGATGACGGTACAAGGGTGTAGAACAGATATGGCTGGAAGTTGTCCACCAGCATTTGTTCAAGGTTGTCGACGTAGTAATCGACGTCCACCATGGAGATGATGTCTCGAGGTAAGGGTGCAAATTTTGCGTACGGGGCCATGAGGTCCTTCGCCCAAAACGAAGTTCTCGAGTAGGCCCTGCCGGACCGGGCGTCGGCGCCACTACCTTGGTAGTAATAGGCGCGACGGCCAGTCGCATCGGCAATAGCACGCATGAGAAGGCTGGCGGTTGAACGTTCCGCAGCACTATGGCCGTGGGTATGGTTCGGAACCGCGTTAGCGACGCGTACCTCAGCACGCGTAAACTCAGACTTGAGAATCAAGGCTTCCGCCCGATGCTCAGCACTCGCTTCGCTCAACCACTCGCTGACGGCTTCGTCGACTGTTGTGTCAACGATGACG